ATTCACTAGTGGCCTGTTTCTGCTCTGGGGTCAGGCGAGCTTTAAGACCCATCTCTTGCTGCCTTAGCCTGGACCTTTCTCTTTCAAGCCTAATATCCTGCTCTGTTCCAAATTCAGCTAATTCTTTCTTTACCGGGACTTGAGCTTCAGATACTGCCGCTGTTTCTGCTCCCTTCCCTGCAGCTGCAACTACTTGCTCTGCACGCAAATCACGTAACTTCCCTAGTGCGGTTAGCTTTGCCAACTCTATTTGAGGGTCTACAGGAACACCGCTTTCTGCTGCTTCTGTTGCAACCCTTGATACTTGGGATTGCATGTCTTTGAAAATCTGACCATATTGCTGGTCTACCTTTGCCTGATCTTCTCCACTTGGCGCTGCTGCCCTTTGAATTGAAAACTGCTCATTAAGATCTTTGATGGTCTTAGCTACGCCATCAACAGCCGTTTCAACTTCCTGCTTTCGCATTTGCTGCTGATCTGATATCTGCTTCTGCCTGATTACTTCAGATCTCTGAGCACCTTCTGCAAATCGTTGGCCAGCAGCCAGACCGCCAATAACACCTTGTGTAAATGCCATATTATGCTCCTTATCCAGGGAATACGCTTCCAGCTATAGCGCCGCCTGCAGCGCCAGCTAATGGACCTCCAAGAGCTGATCCTAAGCCTGTCACAGCTGCAGTACCTAATGCACCGATAGACGCTTGCTTGTCAGCTCTAATGCCAGCCTCTGCCTGAGCAAGGCCAGCCATTGTTGAGGAAATCTGATTAGATAAATTAGCAGCCAAATTAGTCTCAAAATTAGCCTGATTAATGATCGATTGGGCACCCTGTATAGATGTCTGGAATTGCTGTTGAGACAATACCCTAGAAGCCTCAATTTCCTGAAGTGCTGCTTGAGATCGGAATTCCGCCTCTTGCTTGCCAAACTCAGCCTCAGCCCTTGCTAGAGCGTCCTCACCGAACGAAGACCCAAGCACCCTACGCCTGCCTAGATTCTCTCTAAGATTGGATATAGCGCGTCTACGCTGAGCCTGGATAGCAGCAGAACCTGCCTCTGTTAATCGTCCAAACCCTGGAGCTACTTGTTCTCGCAATTCTCCTAATTGCTGACCTGCTTGCTGAGCTCCTGTTTTGATCTGACCCAATTGTCTAGCTATTAATGGAGTCTGCTCTAAACTTATGGCCGCTGTTCCTCTTTCAGAAGGAAGCGATTTTAGTTGAGCGCCAGAGGTTGTAAATTCTGTTGGTTTGAATCTTCTTAATGGTTTAGATGCTTTACCAGCATCTCCGAATAATTTACCCATTATGCCTTCCTCGATTGGAATAAAGGCGCCGGACCGTCGGTAAGAAGATCATAAATAGTTCCAACTCTTCGGATAACACCATGTTTGGCAATATTCACGTAAAAATCCTTATCTTTCATGCTACAAAACAACATAACAATATATTTACGCCTTAGTTCATTAAGGATATGTGTCATACATTCCATTTTGTTTCTTGACGTAGCCCATGGGAACCAGATGGTATCGCCACCAAACAGTGTTGGCCCCATGTATTTACCTAGAGTAATCCCTACTGGGATTCGGCCATTTTTAGTTTCGGATTGCATAACAAAGACTTCATCATGAAGTATTGTGTAGTCTTCAAAAAACTGATTAAACCCTTCTGGACCCTCATTAACGATAGGCCCAAAAGCACCTAATTTATAAGCAGCATAAGCCCAGCGAAGATCCTTTTCTTCCATTGGCCAGAATTCTGGCTTTCTCTTGAGCGTTTTACTTAGCGAGCGAGAACCTGAGACCGATTTCCGAGATCGAGAAGTCTGCTTTCCCTTCAAGGATTGTGTCGACTTGGACTTCCGTGCTTTTACCTGGGACACCGATAATTTCTTGTCCGATTTCTCCGACAACGCTGCCGTAATGGGTACCGCCGCTGTAGTATGTTCCACTGCTGTAATAACTCCGGCCAGTTGGCGCTGTTAATGTAACTTGAACCTCATGGGTGTAAATATGATGCCCTTGAAATCTGAATCTTAGCGTCAATATAATGTCATCAATTGGCTTTCTATATTTTACCCATCCCTGCATGATTAGTGATTCAGTATCGCCAGGGAACCTGAATAGCGCAGACTCTCTAGATGTTCTGATTGAGTTAAGGCCGCCATCTCCGTCGCTTTCTTCAATGTCCATCCTGTAGACATTCCCAGAAGAGTCCCCGAAATAGATATATTCAAGCCCATCCTCTGGAGCGTAAGCTCTCATAAGAGCAGACGGGTCCATCTCCATAGAATGCAAGGTGGTCATTTTCGACCAAGGAGATAATTCAGAATTCCTTAGAGGCTTGTAGAAGACCCACATCTCCTTCTGGCCTTCTTCGTAGCAATATACTTTCTGAGTCCTTTGGTTATACTCTATCTTCCACTCTGTGTAATCTTCTATGAGATTAGAGATACCAACACTTAAGTCATTGTTTTCGACATCGCCAAACTTGTCATTAGCTGTTAAAGACTCTACTCTGCCAGGTCTCCCAAAGAAGACATCATTACCTACGAAAGCGACTGACTCATCCCCAGCAGCGCCTGACTCTGGATAGAATTCCTTAAAGGAGAAATCTTTAGCGCTAGCGCCAACTAACTGGTAAAACTGACCCTCTAATGTAGAAAGAGCAATAATAGTAAACGCAGACACTTGGCCATTTATGTTTCTAAGGTCTGGAGTTATCAAGAAAAAAGGGTCATCTTCCCCTAATGCAGAGCTAGGTTTGTTGGCTACAGTAATATTGTCGTAGTCACTAACTTTAGAGCCAACCATAACATGTGGCAGACTTGTTGGTGTTGAGTCTATTACATTCCCATAAATAGCGCGTTCGTTTTGAATCACGCAGTATTTTGCCTTAAAGTCGCCAAAAGCGCCGCCATCTTCATCAGTAAATACAATGTCTGATAACGTAGTGCCATCCCATTGCATGACAACATCTGCCAGGTTGATGTCGGTTATGATGACGACATCATCTAGCTGCCAGTTATGAGAAATGCGGCCACGAAGCTTTGCTGTGGGCTCTACTGTGCCTACACTTGTGAATGTGGCGCCATCCCACTCATAGACGTTCGCGCCTGCCTGCACTAGTAAACTTGTTGAGTTATCAACTGATTTCTTTAAACTAACAAAACCTCGGATCTCAGCGGCATTTGGTACTTGCCCAATAAATTCAAAAGGGCGCCTTCTACGAAAGTGAAAATTCTGTAGATCAAGCTCAAAGTTCTCTCCAGTCTTGCACTCTCTAGGGTCTATATCCTCTTCTGATGGCCTAGAATGAACTCCGCCACCAAACTTAAGAACAATACTTGAATCTTCTGGACCTAGTAACTCAGGCATATCATCTCTCGAAAGGATTCTGACCCAGTGGGTTTGTTATTTGTTTGTCTCCATACCTCTTGATCCAAGATGTGTCTTGAGGCTGCTGCTTTAAGGCGCGTATGGCTCGACCATAGTTCACATTAGAAATGTCGCTTGTGAACCTATTGTGCTGGTAGTACCTCCATATTTCTGCCACAACTGGCACCATGGCTCTAAAAACAGTATCAGAAAATGGAAACGGGTCTGATGACAGAGTCAGAGATAAGTCCTTCCAATAGAAAAACTTATATTCATCTCCAGCATCACCTGTAAGTGGCACCCTGTCTAAATACAGATCCCCTTGTATAGGGTCTATCGATGCAAAAGAAGGTTGGCCAGTATAGTTATCAGGCTGAGTCTGTATGTTTCTCAGCTCTTCATATCCGCCAGGGTATTTATGGATGTATAGCCCTTTTGTCTCTTCGTGTAGGGGCCATCTAATCTGCACAAGATCACATGGCAGAGAATAACTTCTAATGTTCTCAACAAGAATGATTGAGTCTTCCTCGCCTTGCATAGGCATCATGATCTTGGATTTTGAATAGACTTGGTCTACAGATTCCTGCCAAGACTGGATGGCAAGATCAATGAATGTCTGTTTGCCAGAGTCAGTAAGACTTGTTAGCAGATTTGTATTACTGATTATCTGAACTTTCTTTAGAACTTCGTTGACGCCATCCAGGAGTGTTTTCACACTATTCAGCCTCTAATTTAGCAATTAGTTCCTCACGATCCTCGCCTTTCTGCAGGTCGTGACCATGATCTTTGCACCATTTCTTAAAAGCCATGTACTTCATTTTACGCGGGTCTGTTTCTTTTTCCTTTTTAGCTGGCTTTTTCCCAACTAGCTCTTTCATGGCTTCCATAAGTTCCGCATTCTGTTTCGCCAGGTCTTTTACCTGTGACTCAAGTGATTTTGCCTTTTTGTTTGATTCTTCTTCACGTGCAGCCGCTTCTTCAATATTCTTTTGCATGACCTCTTCTCGCTTAAGAAGATCTGCCTCTGAATATGAAGGCTGAACACGTTTTGGATGAGCTTGGTAAATCGTTTCTCCTTTTTCGTTCTGAATTGGGACCTGCTCCCATTCAATTGCTGCTGACGGGTGTATCTGGTTCGCTTCTAGCAATTTAATTGCATCGCCAGATGTAATGCCAGGAGTGAAATTAATCCCGGCGTTCTTTAAAGCCCTCCAAAGCTCCCTGCGACTCATCCTGTCATATAAAGGCCGCGGGTCGTCTACCATTATTGCTTCTGTTGACATAAAAACCTCTTAAAGAACCCCCTCCGAAGAGGGGGCTATTACTTTACAGCGCGGTTGCACCAGAGACGATACCACGAGCCCAAGCTGCATTAAGGACAACACCTGCGTGCCAGAACTTATAAGCAATGGTCGAAATCTCGTCATATGGGTCTGAAGTACCGCCAGAGCCTAGACCTTTCACGATCAAGTTGATCGCACTCAGGTCATCACCAGCCATAAAGGCACCGTCTGGCATCGTGGCCCCAAAGCCAAGAGAACCAAATGCATCACGCCCATAAATCATGGTGGTGTAGGTGTCGATGTTGGTTCCTGTGGTTGACCGAAGACCAGTAGCACCAGTTAGTCCACCAGCGTCTGCCTCAACGTCAGCATTCTGACCAGAAACAAATCGTACGGTCTGACCGGCAACAGTCATCGAGCCATACTCACCCATGAATAGCGCCACCTGACCCGCATAGGTCTCAGCAGGTTTGAACCCAGCAAGATTGGTTACATCAATAGCAACGTCAGGATGTGTAATACCGATATATCCAGGCATCAACTGCGTAGTGCCAAAGTTCTGGCTACCTGTGGTCATCGGGGTGAAGGTGAGCGCTTTATTCTTATCCAGTGTGTTAACAGCGCTCTGAATCGATGCTTTCGTGATCTTTGAAACCACAGCGCCTTCAGAAGCCACACCACCTGCATAAATAAGCGTTACACCTGCCACCATAGCGGTACGCTGAAGAATATCCAGGTAATCGCCAGCATCAACACCCATGACCTCAATGATCTTGTCAGTCTGACCATTAAAGTTAATGATATCAGCTTCTTCGTTTAGGATGACAAAGTTGCCATACTTCAACGCAGTAGCAGTAGGCGCCGTAATCTGCAAGGTAGAGGCATTTCGGGTATTCATATAAGCAGTAGTTGCCTGCTCAGCCAAAGTGCCACGCTGATTAGAGTTAATCGTAATCCTGCGCCACGTAGCCGTAGTAGTACCCATATTTTCTTGAATACTAGCAGGCTGAGTGCCCAGGAAGTGAGGACAACGCGATTTAGCAGTGCGCAGCAACGTCTGCATGAAAACCGTGTTGACTGGTTTTTGGAGGGTACTAGTACCCGAAGTAGTTAAAGCCATTTTTTACTCCTTAACGGAACTTTGCCTTTGCCGCTTGGAATTCGGAATCGGTCATAGCGCCCCAGTTGGGCTCGCTTTCCGTTACTTTTGAGGTTGATGCACTATGCACGCTCGCCTCTACAGCATTCCATGAATCTGTTGATGCTTTATCAATGCTTGCAGCGTCTGTCAGTTCTTTGGCTATCTGTTTCCCCAAGGAATTCAGAATATTATTCCAAGCCCCAGGATTTTGATCCCGGTTCTCGAATGCTGAATAAATCCGTGGGTCATTGTTTGCAGCAACATGAAGTTGCCCTTCAAACCATTTCTCTGACAGGTTGGTATCGCCTGCAGCTTTCTTAAGCACAGCAGCAGAATTATGGATCGCTTCAGTCGTCTCTTTTTTGATCTGACGATCCATAAAAGCCTGAACATCAGGCGTTACTGTTGGTTGAGGTGCGGTTGGTTGAGGCTCTGGGGCCTCTTTAGGTGTCTCGTCATATTCGGACAACAACGTGTCCAGAGACTGTTCCTGAGCGTTTTCAACCTCAGCAGATGGCTGTTGCGCCTCTGTATTGGTGTCATTAACCTCGGCTTGCGTCATTTCTTTACTCCTGAGAGTTCATTGATAATACGGGTATTCTCTCGATATACCCCGGAATCGAATATCCAGTTTCTCTCCTGAATACCCGGTGAAAGCTGATTACTGTCGTGGGAACGCAAGGGCTTGTAGAGCGGTGGCTTGGACACCTGGAGCCAATTCAGCACCTCCTTCCACTCCCGGCGCTCCCTCAGCTCCTGCAACAGGACCTTCGCTTCTGGTGATAGCATCGACATCTGTCCAACCCCCTTCTAAGAGTACTTGTGTAATTGCTTTTTGTAGGTCTATCGTTGGCGGTTGCCCAGTGGATACAGCCAGCTGATCCATCTGTAGAGCCTGATTAAACGATGACATTCTGCGCTGGAACCTAGCCGCCTCATCAGATGACTGACCGGCGCCAAATGCCTCAAACTCAACATAATCAGGCAGTGCGCTCTTATTTACCCTGACAAAACCACCATAAGGCTTAATATAGAATGTTTGCTCGCCCATGTTCTTGCGACCCATCTCATATTCCATATGGAGCCAACGAGTTAATGGTGTCTCCAGTGTGGAATCTACGTAGTCATTAACTCGTATCTGCGCTCTGGCAAGCTCTGCTTCTTTTGAGAAGGCCGTTGTATGCGAGAGGGTCTGCTGACCAAGCCGCGGGGATGTAGTTCCAGTTACGTCGCCGTATTGGGTCAGCAGAGAGCTGTAAACAGCAAGCATAGCTTGCGGGTCACCAATCTGGACTGGCTTAACGTCATCGCCCCATAATGCTCCAGGGAACACCTCTGGATCTTCATCTGAATCCCTGTCTCTGTTAAGAGGTGGCTGAGTCTGAAGGGCTGCAAGCTCCATAAGGCGGTTTAATGACTGTGTTGCAGCGCCTTGCAGTACTCTGCCTTTCATTAAAGGCGATGTCGCATAAGGTGAGTCTATATGCTCTTTGTGATACGGGAACAGGACATAAGAAGAATAAGGGATATCATTCTTTCGAATTCTGAAGATAGCTTTTTCTAACGTCTTGCTTGCTTTCTTTGTGCCAACAGCAACCGAAATAATGCAGTTAGCAAGATACAGGGAACCTGCTGTCTTTCTGGAGACGACCATATCCCCTTCCCACTCCAGGACTTGCACAGTACAGTCTTCGTCAAAGCCCTTTAGAGAATTCCTGATCCAGCCACCATTCATGTCATTGACATCGGTTGAACCAGTCTTAGAGGCCATCATGAGATCCTTGGAGTTCAAGGAATACTCAAAGATCTGCCCAGGCGCGACTATCTGTCCTTCATTCTGAAGGCTGTAGCATGTTGTATCTAAATATGTATTTTTGATGCTTCTCGGGACAAGAACAGGGATTTTCTGATCTTTAAACTGGACACCTTTAGTTGTATGCAAAAATACTCGTTTCTTTACATACCGCCCTCTACCAACGCCCATTGAGTATTTAAAGGCTTCGGCATTAATAAGATCTAGATTGCCTTTGAAATCATACTGATTGTGCCAATTTACAAGCAGGCCTTGGACAAGCTTGTCAGCGTTGTCTTGGTTGATCTGGCTGGGAACTTCATTCTCATCACCTGCAACAAGAGACTGAAAATCAACACGATCCAGATAGGCGTCTGTTAGCGCAGCATGTGCTGCAAACCAATCAGCTCCTTTAGGCACCATAAGGCGCCGTGCATCAGCACAACTGATTTCCAATGTCTCTGCTTGGTTAGGAAGTTCTGTTTCTGCCATCCAGGCCTTAGCGCTTTCTATCTCGCCTTTGCGCTCTTTCATGATGTCAAAGCCGGGCTCCATTGCTACCTGGCGGTCGATTTCCTCCCACTGCTTTTCAAGATGACCTCTATCACGCTTGCGCTTTGAGTGCGTATCACAGATTTTCTCCGCAATAACGATCTTGTCATTCTTCGTAAACCGTGTCTCAGGCATTGTATCGGCCAACCTCTATGTTTTTGTCAATCCATTGAATGGCCATTTGGATAGTTGCCTCAATTCGAGCATCATGCTTTGCCTCCTGGGTCCAACCTTCTTCAAGGTCATGCATGGCTGCAAATTCTAACCAGCTTCCACCATCCATCTTTTCATTTGAATCTGGAGCCGTGACAAACCATGCTGTTTGATAGTATCCCCACGGATGTTCCTCTGGCCTATCAAGCTCTAGCTCAGTCTCAGCCAGGAATATCTCCCTGCCCTTGTAATCAGCAACACCATAAGGATGTAACCCGTTGTCCTTAACGAACTGCTCTAGCTGAGCACGGCTTTTAGGTAAGTGCGTTCTAGTCCACTGCATAATTAAACTCTCGTTGAAAAACAAGGGGCTGTCGGTCGTCTTGGCGTCTTTGCCTGGGAGGTTTTTGCATATCGGCGCATCATAACAGCATAGAAACACGCCTTTAACGTGTCATCTCGCTTGTCCACTAGCTTCCCGTCCTTCATGTGATAATTACGGCGCTCTTCCAGATACGAAGTGCACGTTGAGAAGACCTTAAATCTACCGCTCCGCTCTCTTTCCATTATCTCTTCGATAATAGGCCATACAGGCTGAGGGCCGCCTTTGTCGTTTTCATAACGCGCTGATTTTGAAAGCATGTTAACCCCCAAACCTCGCATCTTCTTAGAAAGCGATATAGTCTCTTTACCTGAAGCTGACGGGCTTCTTTTAGCTCCATCATGAGGCCATGAGACTGGTATCCACGGGCTAGGCTGCTTTATCTTTTCTGCATGGAAGGCAAGATTAATCTCACCTTTTTTCCTATAATCATCATACAGATAGATAATATCGCTATCCCTATCAATAGCAATCTT